CAGTTTGTAAGAAGGTAGTAAGTCTTTGACTTCTTACTTCTTTCTGCATCAAGCTGTTTGTTCCAGTAGCTTTAACTTCTAAATCACCTTTGACATCTAGACCACCTTCAAAGAACTGCATGTTCCATTGAAAGAAAGCTTCTCCTAGAGGTCTTAATAAAAAGTCATCAAGGTTTTTAACAACTGTTTTAATATTTAAACTTGATGCACCTAGTAACATAGACATACCCGAAGCAGTCCTTGTCATACTTTGTACACCTGTTTGTCCGTGTGAATAACTAGGTATGCCTGTTTGTTCGTCTGCAAGTTGTCTAAACTTGTCAAACATCATCATATTTTCTGGTGCTGTGTTGGGAAACTTCAAACCATGTATGGCTTGTCCCGGCATTCCAGCTTGTCTTCTAAATATCTTACCCGGATATATTTCCATAGACTGTCCACCAACTAGGGCAGACTCATCTACATCAAACACCAAAGACCCAGCCATTGCTAGGTTGTCTACAGCCATACGTGCATGACCGTTCATAATCTGTTGAGAATCATCCATGTTCTCAGCTACACCAATCCCAAAGAAGTTATAAGGGTTTCTTTCGTATGGAAAAGCGTGGTATGGTAATCTATAAGGAGTAAATGGATTGACCACTGCTCTTAATAAACTGTTACCACATATCCAAGCATTGACTTGAACTTCATCTAAATCATCAATATCATCTGAAAGTTCTATACCGACTTCACGTGCATACTCTGCATCCATGATTCCCCAGTATTCAAGAACTTCAAAGTTAGATTGATAGTCTTCATCGCTTCGTGCATCATCTTTTAAATGTGATTCAAAGCTTTTCTCTTCGTAGTTAGCCCCTATCTGTAAACAATTACGGATAGCATCCTCATCAAAATAAGGCATGTTACGCAGTTGTCTAAGTTGAGATTTGTTTAGTTTGTGTCTGTGAATAACATACTCACACTCTTCAATGCTAGTAGCTCCGGGATCAGGATAAAAATCCCAACAGCTAACAAACTCAATTCTAGGTACTCTAACCTCTAATGGGTTATAACTTCTTTCACCATCTTCACCAGTATCCCACTTGTGAAGTTTCTTGTTAAAATTAAATGGTCCTTTTACAATCCCTGTGCCTAGCAGAGAAGATTCTAAAAGAGCATTTCTAATTTCTGATGAACCCTTTGATTCATCTATTTGATCGTGGATAAGTTTTTCCATTCTCCTTGCAGCTTTTTGTGCTGGAGAAATTTCTAACATTGTAGGTATAGGGCTAAAGCCTTCAACCAACTGGTCTTCTACTTTATCTTCAAGACTGTCCTCAAAGATTCCTTTATTGAAGGTAGCTCCGGGTTTAAGAACTTTACCATCACCTTCATATCCAACATCGTATGGGTTATCTAATGTATTCCCATCAACATCTCCGGGCAACTCACCACCACCCATAGTGCTTTCTAAGCCGGGTGCACCTGTTTGAGTATCTAAGTGTGCATTAGCTAATTCACCTTCTGGTATTTTTGTTTCTGAAATACCAATTGGAAATTTACCTGTACCAAAGATTACATCAACAAGTTGACCAAAAGCAGCTAGTACTTTTGTTTTGGTAATCTTGACAAAGACTCTAGACTTTTCAGAGTCTCTAAACTTAATTGACTTGTTGTAAAGTCCTCTGTAGTTTTCGTAAGCCCTTAACCAACGTGATTCATCGGAACGTCTTGCATCTTCTGATACTTGAAACCTATCTTTGATGATACCTACAAGATTACTTTTCTGTTCTATTTCTAGATTAAGATTTTTACCAGCTTCACCTTCTACGTCTTCGTAGATGTTGTCAGCGTTTAAAAATGTATTCTCGTTGTCTGCCATAAACTTTAATATCCAAATGTTGAATCAGCAGGTTGATGGATATCTCTTTTTAATCCTCTCAACCTATCAAATGTACTTACCATTCGTGGTCTACTCATTATCATATAACGCAGTGCATCATATGCGTGATCGGAAGCATGTGTATCCACATCCTCCGGATTGTTCTTTGATAACGGTATAGACTGTATCTCTCGTATTAAGTTAGGACATGTATTAAATATCTGTAACTTAGGTCTACCATTCTCTTGAACCTTTAGAAACTCATGTATCTGGATTTTACCCTGTACCCTATTCTTATCTGCCGGTCTAAGCTTATGTCCTGCTCGTACAAGTGCTTCTCCAACAGTAGGTCCTGTAGTACCTGTTCTAGCCCATGCTGCTGTATCCAAGACACCAGAGACCGAGTAAGGGTCTTCTAGCTCCATACTTGTTATTATACTACCTAATTCTTCTCCTGTCAAGCCTTTTCTGTATAATTCTCTATAAATTATTAAAGTTCCGTCATTTTGGTCCATTATTCCCCATAAACAACAGGATTCTGCAGCATATCCATAGTCAACTGCTTTAACTCTTTCCCAGTGTAAAGGTAATTCAAACGGAGTAATCACATGATGTAGTGGGTCAAACTCTACAAAAGCTGCACCTTCTGCTACATCCCAGTTACCTTCAAGCAATTGTCTTCGTTGAATCGGTGGTAAAGATTTAAGCATTTGCTCATATACACCATCTTCTGCAAGATATGGGTTATCAGCTAACTTAGCTGGAATAAACTTACGTGTTAAACCATCTGCACCTTGAAAACTGGTATTATGTTCTGAAGGTTCTATGTATCTTTTCTTTACCCAATGAGAACCAACGCCACCGGGATTAGCAGTACAGCGAAGATATGTTTCTATTTCTGGGTCAGTTGTTCTAAGTCGTGAAGCAAGATAGTTCCAACTAAACTCTGTGGGTAAATGAGTAATCTCATCAAAGCCTATCCAACTATATGCTTGTCCTTGATATCTATATACGTCTGCATCTCTCTCAAGGAATCCAAACTCAACCTTTGCACCGCTTGGAAAGTTCCAAAGCTTTTCAACTTCTCTGAACTTAGCACCGGGAAAAGCTTGAGGGTATAACTCACGAGACTTATCAATCATCTCACGAAGTTCTGGCATAGAACGTCTGAGAATTAAAGCACGATGAGCTTTCTTGTGACAATATCTGAGTGGGTCTACAATCATAGCAAAAGATTTACCACCACCGGCAGCTCCACCATACAACACATCTTTCTCACCGGCAGCAAGGAAGTCTGTCTGTGGACCTTCGTTAGCGTGGAATAATACTTTGTGATTGTCTAGATTTTCTTGTACAGCTTTGGGAAGATTGTCAAGTTCATCTGTGGTGACAGGACCTTCTACAGTCTTGTCAAGTTTTTGAATTGTTTCTTTTTGTTTTTTAAACGATTGTCTAGCGTTGTTAAGCTTGGCTTCAAGCTTTTTAATGTTACGCTGTTTACGACCTACCGTAGCACGTGCAGCCTTGATAGCTTTTTCGGTGCTGGTCTTAGGTCGACCTGCTTTCTTTTTAGGAGTTCCGTCTTTCTTTAAGACAAAGTTACCATCATCATCTTGCAAGTAGAGATGAGGATTCCTCTCCCAGTCTTTCGTTTCGTTTTCCATATTTTTTATCTACGTGTTTCTTGAGACCGGGAGTAGAAATTCTTCTGTCGGTTTTATATTCTAACCAATCACATGCAGCCTGAAGTGATACCTCTTCGTTGACTATCATGTTTTCAGCAATCTGTAATGCTTCTAGTTCCTCTTCTATAGGTTTAAGAAATCCAGTAACCTCATCAAACTCATACCCGAATGGTATGGTAGAGGTTGTCCGTTTAATATAACCATCAGGAACCATATTCATTTTAAATAATCCACATAATTATAAAAGCTGATATAAATCCTATACCACACATGACACCCCAGACTTGCATGTCTGTAAGTTCATTTGTATTAATAAGACTATTTACTTTTTTTTCTAGTAGTTCTTTTAACATTTGTTTTCCTCTTGGTTGTTTGTTTTTTTGGAGCTAGAAAGTTTTTTATTTTTTCTAACCATCTCTTAATCATTGTCATTGTTGTTCTCCTAGTCCTCTTTTGGACTATCCTCTGTTTTCTTTTTACCGAATATTCTATCCCAGTTATCTCTATAATCTTGTGTATAGAATCCGGGTCTAGGATTAGCACCTTTACTTCCGTGCGTATTTTTATAGATGGGTGATCTAAATGTTATTGGCTTTTCGTCACTGCCTATTTGTTTACCCATGATCTTCTCCTTGCATACATTTATGCCATTCTTCTAATACTATTTCTTCAGAATAAGCAGCATAATAAATGTCTTTACACTTTTCAAACTCATTGTTGTTTGATGTATTTACACAGCTTATTAACAAAACTAAACTAACTATTCGTATTACCACTTAACCTTGTTAGCCCAGTACGCTGCAGACAACACACCTTTAGCAATGTTCTTAGCGTGACGAGCTTTAAATGATTTACGTTTTTTCTTCATTTTAGAAGACTCACCTGCTTTAGGTTTACCTGCTGTTGAAGCTCCTTGTTGTCCAAATCTGATAGTTTTAATTGTACTACCTGATTTAGCTACAACAATATGTGATTTAGTAGGATGATTGGGAGTACGCTTGGGTTTGTTATAACCACTGACTCCTGCTCGTTTTAATCTACCATCTGCTTTACCACCCTTTTTAAGTGGAAGTCTTCCTTCTGTCATTTGTTTGTTCATTTGTCTCATTGGTATAATTAAATCACTAATCTTTTCAGATGCTGCTGTAGCTTGTTCTATTCTGTTATCTCCTTCAAATACAATGTAATCTTTTTTCAACATTGCTTCTTTTAAAGCATCATCATCAGACAACTGGACAAGCTTACCATTTTTTTCTCTAATAGTAGGGTATAAATATTCTTTATTGTCTACATCGGATGATCTTGTTAGAAGTGTATGTTTTCCTTTGTATTTATCACCACCGGGTTGAGTAGCTCTTTTAAACCAAGACTTATCTTCAACCATATTAATAACTTCTGCATCTGTTAAACCACCCGTGTTTTTTCTATATCGGGCTGTCTTCTCTGCAATTTTCTTAGGTTGTTTAGAGTGTTGCTTACCGGCAGCTTTATCTGCTTTTTTCTTTGCTGATGTTCTTGAATATTCTTCTGAAGTTAAGGCTTCTCTAGCTTTCTTGGGTAAATATCTTTCACCTGTATCGCTAGACTTCTTACCAGACTTAGTACCCCAATCTTGTTCGCCCCATTTCTTTAGGGACTCTTGTGGTTTCTTTAACATTACTTATATCCTCCACCAGCTTTCTTATAAGCTTTGGCTAGTGCTTGTGCTTTACGTGCAGACCATTTACCGGCTGCAGTACCGTGTGAAGCAGCAGCTTTAATACGTTGAAATATTCTTTTACGTAGTCCGGGCTTGGTATAGTTACCTGCTTTGTTGACGGTGGATTTAGCTTTGCCACCTTTTTTACGTTGTATTCTTTCTTCGTCACTTTTATTTTTAAAATATAATCTTTTGTCTTTTGTATTTATTAACTGTTCTAATTCGTTCATTGCATCTTTTTCACTATCCGGATATTTATCCCGTAATGTAAAACCAACTTTATTATTTAAATAATCTCCAAATTCATCTTTAGATAAATGTGTAACTGCTTGGCTTAAATCTTTAGCTTGAACTGCTGCTCTTTTTAATTTAGAATCACCAAATCGATACGCACTTAAAACATGTGTAAAAATTTCTCCCGCATTATCTACTTCTTTTCCTTGTTTTGTTGACCAGTCTGTAGGTAAAAACGGTTCATTATATTTATTTTTATACCAATCTTCTGTATATGTTAAAGCATCTCCATATGCTTTTTCAATATCTTTACCTGTAACTCCTAATTTTTTTCCACCAAATTTATAAAAATCATATAATACTCTACCTCCGTCTCCATATAAAACTCTAGCACCTTTTCTAAATTGTAATCGTTCTAATAACATCAGTGTATCGTCCTATCTTCTTCTTTTGGTATAGTATTTAAGTATTCTTTTTCTAGATCATCATCCACATAGATGCTGTCTAACTCACCTACAACCACTAAATGGTTCTGGGCTGCAGCTATCTCTGCTTTCTCATAAGATGAAGCTACGATGTTAGGACCTGCAAAGGTCGTACCGTAGGCTTCGATCTCAGTCAGAAATATCTTCATAGTCACCTTCTGTAATGTCAATCGCCTTTTTCTCTGGGAGAATAAATATACCACCACCGGTATTATGATTAACATCTATTCTATCTGTCTTACTAACCCCTACACGATCTAGTATAGTTTGTGCAGCTTGTAGCTTATAGTTGGCTTGTGGTATCGGCTTATCCGACTTCAAAACCTCTATAATCTTGAACGCTGCTGTAGGGGCTTCCCTTGCAAGTACGTTTTGGGCTAAATCTACTACTTCCTCTTTTAAACTTTTTAGTACTTGATAGTGATTGCCGGAGTAACCTGCAAGTTCGGCTGACTTTTTAAAGTCTCCTCCTGTATCTACGAGGTGACCCAAGAACGCTTCCTGCTTTTCAGTAAGATTCCTGTCTTTTGTTTCAGCTAAATAATTGGTTGCCATGTAGGTATTATAGAGGTATATTACAAATTTGTCAAGCCTTTGTAAAGTTTTTTACTTTATTTCGCAAATGACTTGACAAACTCGTAAAAAATGTGTACAATAGAATTGTAAGGTTCTCCCCAGTTATATATATAACATAACCCAACCTAACCCATCCTAGTCGTTCTAGACTTATTCAAAATAATATATCAAACATGCCGAAACCTTTGTAAAGTTAGGGGGCTGGTTAATATTCTAAATCTTCCTAAAATGTATATGTTTTATATATATGGGGGTAGGGGGCTAGGTGGCTCCTGCCTACCACTGTACAAACGTACAATACTGTATAAACGTACAGTATATCAGAAACATAAGCCCACTTTATAAAGTGTTATAAGCTTCACAAATTATTCACTGCACTTATAAAGCTTTATAAAGTTTTTATATGTTAGTGATCTGTAAAATTTTACAAGCTTTTAAAATTTATCTAGTTTATATCATTCACGCCCCTTATAAAGTCTTATAAATATAATATATTATAAGTCTACTTTATAAAGGTTTCACCATATCCATTCTAAGCTTCCCAATGCTTAACCAATACCACAGCATCTAAAAATCAAATAAACTTCATACAGGGCATTCTGAGAAGCCTATATATTTCACAATATTGTCACAGTCTTGTCACACGATTGTCACATTGATGCTGTATGGAAATCCATATATTCATAAACTTTATAAAGCTTTATAAGTTATTTATATAGTATGTCACATAATTGTCACAATAGTTCACATAAAGTTCACATAACTGTCACACAATTGTCACAATTGATCTGTAACTTAGATTCCATACCGAGTGCAATTAAGCAGATAGGTAAAACCAGAAAAGGTGCATTATGTCTTTTAATAAAGATAATTATGAAGCCTTTACTTGCTGGGAATCTGGAAGGCTACAATATCGCTATATTGATAGGCGTACAGGTGAGAGAGCTGAAGGGTTAACTCAAAACCAGCGTAATAAAGTAAAAAGAGCTTCATTTTATAATAGTGCTGATAAGGAAATTAAACTTACAGCAATTGGTAAAAGTGAAAAGGGGATTTCAAAAGAGTATTACAACTATTTTGATAGTCATAATATTTGCAGAAATCCAGCAACGATTTTAAAGCATTACAGAATAGCTTCATAATTCGTAAAACTTTCTACTAAATTTCTGAATTATGTTATTGATTGAGATTTAGTATTGACTTAGAATTACATTATATTGAGTTAGATAGCCCTTGTAGGCGAGTGACTCAGACTATAGGACAGTCATAGCTTAAAAGAGCCGAGCACATATAAGACTCGGGCAAAATAAAATACTGCTATGTCAAGGGAAAATTGAGAAACTCCAGCGTATAGAAAATTTAAAATAACCTGCAAGAAACTCACCCGATCTATATAGACATCATTGCGATTATATAGAAAATTTCCAGTTGCTAGTTGATGGATACAAATAACTAGCATTAGTTTTAAAAATAAAAAAGAGGTAATATGTATTCACAAATAATAAGAATTGATAAAGGTAATATTAAACTTTATATAACTCAATCTAAAGACGATCATAAAAATGTGGTTCGAGCTTTAAAAGAGGAAGGATTTAAACCAAGAACTGCTATAAAAAAATTATCAGATAAAATATTTGATACATGGTATTTATACAGTCAAGATACGTAAGAGGTAAATTATGGACAACGATAAAATATTAAACGACTTGTACGAGGAACTACTTATGCAAGGATATACACCTGCTGATGCTGAAGCTGAAGCATACAATCGCTTTTACGAGCAAGGAGAATGAGCCTATGAAACAAGGACATCTAATAAATAAAATCAATAGATTAATACCTATTGCAAACGCAACACCCAAAGAGGAATTTGATGGTGGCTCTGGTATCTGGATTCGAGGGAGTGAGTATTCATTTCAAGGCTCTCTAGACTATGAACGATTATTATACGAACACTACCTAGCCTATGAGCAAGGATGTTCGGAGGATGATTGTGTACATCCAGACCTATTAAAAATAATCGAGGATGCAGGATGGTTCTATGAGCCATACGATGCAGGAACCTTGATGCTGTATCCAAATTAATAAGGAGGAACTATGGGATATAAATTATTAAGCGTAAACTCTAATCCAAAAATTGATAAGAGTAATAAAGTATCAGAAAAATATTGGTCTTGCATTATGCACCTTAGACCAATCAGCACCAAGATATGTCCATATCAAGACATAGCCAAGTGCAAGGATGCTTGTTTAAATACTGCTGGACTTGGTGGAGTGTATCCAAGTATCCAAAAGGCTAGGCAAAAGAAAACCGATCTATTCTTAAACGATAGAGACGAATTTATGCAACAGCTAGTCAAGGATATCAATACATTCATCCGAGCTTGTCAGCGTAAGGACAAGCGACCAGCGATAAGATTAAATGGGACTAGTGATATTCAATGGGAGTACATAGAGATTGATGGATATGAAAACATCTTTGCCATGTTCCCAGAGGTACAGTTTTATGACTATACCAAGATACCCACGAGGAAGATAGATCATATACCGAACTATCACTTGACATGGAGCTACAGTGAAGCCAATGACAAGTATGCCAAGATGTTTGACAAAGTACCGAACAACAAAGCAGTAGTGTTCAAGAATAAAGTACTACCGAGTATGTTCAAAGGACTAAAAGTTATTGATGGGGATACCCACGATATGAGATTTCTAGACGAACCAAATAGCGTGGTTGGTCTGAAAGCAAAGGGCAAAGCTAGGCAAGATACATCCGGCTTTGTAATTAATGTAATACAATTAGCGTAATAGCTAGGAGTGAATGATATGATAAATGTAAAAACATTTAGTGATAAGTATAACAGCAACAAGAAATTCCATCACGTGAATTTGTTGGGGTTGAAGTTTAGGATTGCTAACAACAAGCGATTATCAAGGGTTGATAACAGAGCTATCTACAAAACAAGTAGAGGTATTGTCTTTAACTTCTTGGAAAGCAGATACCTATGCTTGATAACAAAGAGATAAGTATGGAAGATGATATAATAAACGAGGTTGTCGATCAACACTATGCAGATGCACCCTTGATTGACACCAATCCAGAAACAACTGAAACATACAAAGAGGAGGAAGAGTATGATAAAAGAAATGAAATTGAACGACTACTTTGGAGAGACCATCAACATTGAGGAAGCGACTATGGTGTCGATAGTACACACGAAAGCTAACACAACTAACGATGATTACCAAGCAGGTGAACACGACCACGTTCAAATAGAAATACAGTGTGATGATGCACCTACCAGAGCAGGAGGAGTGATAACAAAATCTATCCTTATCAATCTCAAAGGTGTCAAAAATAAACTATTGTATGTAGATGATATACAATTTGATGATGTAAATCTAACAACAGAGGAGAGATGATATGAATAGAGCAGAAGAACTAGAAAGACTAGAGAAAGAACTAGACTTTATAAGAGAGTTAAACGCTGTAATAAATGCACGTTTACAAACTTGTAAAGAAGATATTAACGCTTTGATAGGAGAAGAATAGATATTGCAGAACTGTCACAATGATGTCACACAAATGACACATTGATATGATAGGATATGTTTTGTAGTTAGGAGTGAGCCTTTGTAAAATCCCACTGGTCTTATATGTCTGAAGTGCGTGTTAAGGATAAAAGTAAATGAGAACTATACCACCATACACTAACTACAAATTTGTCCGAGTAAGGAAGGACACAGTTGCTAGACCTGTAAAACTAGCACCAATTTTAAAAAGGAGGATGATATGAGTAATAAATATAAATGGTTAGACCATAGTTATTTTGATTGCTTACACTTTGAATGGGCTGGAACAGAGTTTGAAGTGCGAGTGACTAATGAGGTTGATGATATACCAGATGGTAAACTTAGGTTAGAAGTCTGGACTGTAGCTTATGATGAGGATGATGAGTGCATAGGCTTTGGAGAACACGTCAAAGAAAAGATATTAATGGATGGCTTAACGATACTTAAAAAGGAGAACGAAGATGAGTAAAGTATTTAGAGAATGGTTTGATACTGTTGACAAGAACAGTCAAGAGTGGTTAGACTTTGTTAAACAACAAGAGCAAGATGATGAAATGTCTGCTCAAATATTGGAGGATATAGAATGCAAAGAATAGAAAAAGGTACATGGCATTCCAGAGTTGAGGAAATTTTAGCCAGAGACTTTGGAAATTTGTATGGTAAATTAACAAGTATAACTCAACATTTGTTGCTAGATTCTACCCATGCTTATGTCATAAATCGTAGAGACTTAGATTCTCTATCAGAGATGGAGATAAACATGCTTGTAGAAGAGCATGTGGCTTCGTGTATTGCACGTTCTTTTAGGTACTAAGGGTATGCCCTACCTTTTAATTAACCCTATGCTTAGAGAGGAGTAGAATGAGTATATATTTTTTACCAATCATACTAATATTTTTATTTATTTTACTGTATGTCACAGATTCGTAACACAATTTGACTTCTGTTTATTTTTGTGATATAATCTTATACATATTATAACATTAATTAAATTAATAATTAATTATATTAATAATTTATATTAGTATTTATAAAACTTTATAAAGGAGGATAGTAATGATAGAATATAATAATAAAAAAGTCACACCAAAAGTGTATGCTAAACACCAAGTGTCTGATTACTTGATGGGTTTGTTTGATAGTCCAGAGGTTCATATGGATAAGGGATTTGCAAACGCTACACCACGTGAACAAGCTGAGATAATGAATCAAGTGAGTTTGTTTGAGGATCGGATACATAAGTTATTGGGTGTTAAGTTTAAAAGTATTACAAGTAGTAGTAACTTTGAAAAATCTATATAGGAGATAGAGTATGGAAATAATATTGGTAGTGGTCGGGTTTGTTTTACTGATAGCAATGACAAGTTTATACATGCATTTACTTGATGAAGATAAAGTTAAACCACATGTTCCTTCACATGTACAGCGTGGTAATTTCTGGGATGCAGAGACTAAGAAGTTTTATAAGTGGGATGAGTTAATGAAAATTAAAAATAAAAAGGAGAAAGAAAAAGATGATACATAAAATGTTTTTTACAGGAATGTGTTTTGGTTTTTGGTTGGGGTTTATGATTAGGAGCACTACACTATGACTGAGTTTTATGAAGCTGTTGAACAGCAAAGAGAGATACTTGAATTAGAAAAACAAGCTAAACAAATCATAGCTATTGACACCAGATACAAAGATGGGTTATGGTATAAACAAACAGTTGACTATGCTGATGGTCGAAGGGTTACAGAGTACAGAGACAAACGCAGAGCAACGATAGAGGAGAATAGGTATGGCGAAGACATGGACTAAGAGTACATATACTTCTGCTACACAAGGCAGGGGTAAGAAGACAAGTCAAGGTAGAGGTAACGTTGGCACCTCTACTATGAACAAGAATAAGAAAGCCAACTTAAAAAAATATAGAGGGCAAGGTAAATGAAAGAGAAAATAATAACAGTTAAACTTCAAGAAAGAAATTTAACATGGATAAAAAATAACTATCGTAAAGCTAAACAAGGTACTAATAGTTTGTTTGAGTATGGTGGGATAGATATCCAAGAGGTACATGCACTAGCAGACTTACTGTATCATCTTAATGAAGCATTTCAAATTGAGGATGAGTAAATGACAGTACAAGATTTAATAGATACTTTACAAAATATTAAAGATAAAAGTTTATTTGTTAGAGTGTTAGAGAATAAACCTTTTAGTGATGATTACAATTTAGAAAATTATTGGATAGATAGAATTGATGTAGCTAACACAGGACAAAGTGGATATGAACTACATGGTGAAGTTGTTTTAATTGGAGAAGCTTAATGAACATATTTTATTTTAATGAATGTCCAGTTGAATCAGCACTAGCACAGCCAGATAAGATGCTAGTCAAGATGCCACTGGAAACAGCACAGATGTTATGCACAGCACATAGAGAACTGGATGGTGATGAGTGGGCAGACAAGCAAGGACTTTACAAAGCTGCATACAAGAATCATCCTTGCACTATCTGGGCAAGAGAATCTAGTTCTAACTATCAATGGTTGTATCGGCACTTCATCGCCTTGTCCATTGAGTACAGTCACAGATATGGTAGATCGCATTTAAGTTTTGATAAACTATCAACACCTCTTATGCAACTACCACTTAATATAAACATTGGTGATATGACACCATTAGCACAGGCTATGCCGGAGGAATACAAACACAATGACCCAATCGTTGCGTATCGTAGATATGTAATCAATGAAAAACACTATGCCAAGTGGGAACAGAACAGAGCTAAACCTACATGGTGGACTACACAGGAGGTAGCGTAAATGAAATTTAAAATAATATTTGGAATGGTGCTGGTGGCTTCGATGGCTTCTGTCTATAGCATCGTAACAACAACAGCCGGAGGGATAACAGAAAACAAAGCAGGACTTACGAGGTTGAATAAATCTTTCCTGTCTCTAAGCGAAGAGTTCGAAACAGTAAATAAAAATGCAGACTTGATACAGTCTACACGAGAAAGCTATCGTAATTCTTTGGTTGAGTTATCAGACAGAGTATCTCTTATGGAGGAAACTAACTCAGAGATTTATAGAATCTTAAATGATTTAGATGAACGCTTAAACAAACCACCGGTTGCAACTGTGGTTATTGAAAAGTATATAGAGCCAGAACCTACAGAAGAGTTAGGAGTTAATGCTGGACTAGGTGTCCTTACAGGAACACAGGTTTTAGGACAGCCAGAGATAGTACCAGAGCCAGAGCCAGAGTTAATGACGTGTCCAAAGGTTAGATCACCTAGACCTTACGCTGATTATATTGAAAACATTACAATCAAAAGAACATTAAAGTTTAGAGTGATCTATGATTTGTTCAATGGCAATGTTGTTAATGTTCAATACGATGGTAAGATACCTAACAAAGTTAAACAAGCAACACTTAATTATGTAATGGACTTAGAGTTTGATAACCCTATTACAATTACTGGTTGCACATTACCATTCACAATTAACATTTAATTGTTGCTTTTTATAGCGACTTGTGTTATAATACAAGCTTATTAAGATGAACTACTTAGCAGAAAGAGATCAGTACAATACAGAGATACTTACTCGTGATGAGTACAGGAAGTTTGGATTGTATATGACGGAACACTATCCAAATGTAGGGCATGTGGTGGACAAACTAGATGATACTTTTATAGTACATCTTGATGATACTCCACTAACATTTTGGGAAGAGATACTCGATGCTATTAGGGATTAATACGAAGGTATATTATAAGAAGTTTTGCCCTCCTTTATTTAACTTATAATATCTACAAGTTTCCGGTCTTGTGCCACCTAAAACCGGACACTTAATACAAACCGATGGAGGAAATAATATGTATGAGTATGTAACTGGAAAGGCAATGTGGGCAAACATCACATCGCCAAACACGAGGTTTCAACCTCACAAGTATGGGCTAACAGTTTTGACTGATGCTGATACAGCTTCTAAGCTAGAAGGCTTAGGACTGAATCAAGTTAGAGATCGAGCTGGTCAGCCTAAGTATGATGAACCTGCATTTACTTTTAGCAAGAGAGCTACAAGGAATGATGGTACTGCAAATGCTGCACCTAAACTTGTTGATACAGATGGTAATGATCTGGATGTCAGCGTAGGTAATGGTTCAGAAGTTGTTGTCAAGATCAAACCTTACAAGAATGACTATGGTCAGTTCGCTGAACTCATGGCTGTAAAGGTAGAGAACTTGATAGAATATGTTGAAGGTGACACAGATAACGAGGAGTTTTAATTATGATTATTACTATTAATAATGATGATAGCAACAACTCGTATGATGTCAACAACATTAGTGACGACAAAGTAAAGCAAGAAGCTACTGTTATAGTACAGAAAGTAGGTAACTTACAAGTTATCATAGAAGCTTTAGACTTTGCAAGTCGCACACATCGGGCTAACTTAGAAGAGCTTCTCAAAGATAGAGACGAAGCTATCGTTGAAACTGAATCGGCTCGTAATGAGAAGGGTCAGTTTGTTGGAGACGACCCAGAAACTATAGAGGATGAATCTAAAGTAGCAAAAGAAAACACATAGTCTTGAGGAGGGCTAACATGAATGATACAACTTGGGATAAGTTGAAACAACCCTGTCCACTTTGCAGTAGCAGTGATGCTGTAGGAGTCAATCAAGATGGCTCGGCAAAGTGTTTCAGTTGTGGAGAATTTATGCCTAACTATGAACAAGCATGTAACGGAAACACTATGACACAATCACAACCAACACAAACCAAACAACCTGACAATGTAACTGAGGGTAGCTTCATTGCATTGACGGACAGAAAAATATCTCAAGCAACTGCACAGAAGTTTGGGGTTAAAGCTGTTCAAGATTTAAAAGGTCAGGTCATTAAACATTTCTATCCATATTATAATGGACACGAACTGTCAGCTACCAAATGCAGGAACTCTATTACTAAAGATTTCTTTGTACAAGGTAGTTACAATGATACCGGATTGTTTGGTCAACAGTTGTTTAAGGGTGGCAAGTATGTCACCATAACCGAAGGGGAGTGTGATGCTATGGCAGCTTACGAACTACTAGGTAGTAAGTGGGCTGTGGTATCCATCAAGCGTGGAGCACAAGGTGCAGTACGAGATATCAAGGAGAGCTTGGAGTTCTTTGATAACTTTGAAAACGTGATCGTTGCTTTTGATAATGATAAAGCAGGAAAGGATGCAGCAGTAAAAGTTGCAAGACTTTTCAAGCCGGGTAAGGCTAGGATACTCACACTTCCTAATGGGTTCAAAGACCCTAACGATATGCTTAAGTCTAACCGACATAAGGACTTCGTTGAATCTTGGTGGTCTGCTAAAGTGTATACACCATCCGGTGTTATCAATGTTACAGAGCAACGTGAGAAGTTTCATAATCGTGAGAAGAAACAAAGCATACCTTATCCTTATGAAGGACTCAACAAAAAGCTGTATGGCTTGAGACAAGGTGAGCTTGTAACTCTTACAGGTGGAACAGGACTTGGTAAGTCTAGTGTAACCAGAGAACTAGAGCATTGGCTTGTGAAACAAACACAAGACAACGTAGGTATCATAGCATTAGAAGAAGATTGGAGACGTACCATTGATGGTATACTTTCTATTGAAGCTAACGCTAGGTTATACATTGACCAAGAACGTGAGAAGTTTTCTAAAGAAGAACTTGATAAGATGTTTGACATCTTGTACGATGGTGAGAATAAAAACAGAGTATGGGTTCACTCACACTTTGGCACCAACGACATTGATGATATCTTTACTAAGCTTCGCTTTATGATTATTGGATGTGACTGTAAGTGGGTGGTCGTAGATCATTTACATATGTTAGTCAGTGCAGTACATGAAGGTGATGAGAGACGAGCCATTGATTCTATTATGACTAGACTTAGAAGTTTAGTTGAAGAGACTGGTGCAGGGATTATACTTGTATCACATCTCAGACGTGTCGATGGAAACAAAGGACACGAGAATGGTATTGAAGTAAGTCTCTCTCATCTACGTGGCTCTAATAGTATTGGTCAACTATCCGATTGTGTTATTGCATTAGAACGTAATCAACAATCAGACGACCCCGATGAAGCTAGGACTACAAGACTACGTGTACTTAAATCAAGATACACAGGTGATGTAGGTATGGCAGCTAGAGTTATCTATGATGCAGAAACTGGTAGACTATCTGAATTAACTAACGAAGATATAGAGTTTGATAACTCTGGGGATGAAGGCTTTTAATGGATTTAGTATTTGATATAGAAACAGATGATATTCATGCCACAAAGGTATGGTGTATTGTTGCCCAGAATCCTGACTCAGGTGAGATATTTAAGTTCCCACCTAATAAGTTAGAAGAAGGGTATCAGTTTCTTACCACAGCAGATAGGCTAATTGGTCATAACATTATTGGATTTGATATTCCAGTTGTGGAAAAGTTTGGAGGAGTAAAGCTTAGTGATAAAAAACTTATTGACACTTTAGTTTTATCCAGACTATTTAATCCAACACGTGATGGTGGTCACAGCCTTGAGACTTGGGGATACAAGTTAGGCTATCCTAAGATTGAGTTTGAAGATTATCTTAATTACTCTACTGATATGTTAAACTATTGTGTACGGGATGTACAGTTAAACACTAGAGTACTACAAGAACTTCGCAAAGAATCAAAAGGTTTTTCACCTCAGTCAATTGATATTGAACAAGGCATTGCTAAGATTATGAAACAACAAGAGCAAGATGGTTTTGCTTTTGATATGCAATCAGCATTAAGTTTGTTAGCAGAGCTTAGAGAAAAGAAACAACTGATAGAAGAAGAAGTACATGAAACGTTTAAACCTAAATGGGTAGACACAAAAGAGGTCACACCCTACATCAAGAAAGATGGCAATCTATCTAAGCGTGGTATGACTGATGAAGAATATCAACGTTGTTTAGATACCAACAACTTCAATCCTTTTATGCGACAAACTTTACAAGAGTTTAATCTTGGTTCTCGTAAACAGATTGGAGAATATCTTATAGACTTTGGTTGGAAGCCAGATAGATTTACACCTACTGGTCAACCTATTGTAGATGAAAAAACATTATCTAAGATAACCCATATCCATGAAGCAAAACTTATAGCAGATTTTTTATTACTGCAAAAGCGTATAGCTCAGATTGATTCGTGGGTAGAAGCTGTCAAGGATGATGGTAGAATACACGGTTTTGTTATTCCCAACGGTACTATCACCGGAAGAATGACACATAGAAATCCTAATGTTGCACAAGTTCCCTCTGTTCATAGTCCTTATGGTAAAGAATGTCGAGCCTGTTGGACTGTACCAGAAGGACATAAGCTTGTAGGTGTAGATGCAAGTGGATTAGAGCTACGCATGTTAGCACATTACATGGATGATAAGGAGTACATAAATGAAATTATTAATGGAGACATTCACACGACTAACAAAAACTTTGCTGGACTTAAATCAAGAGATCAGGCTAAAACTTTCATCTACGCACTCGTTTACGGAGCAGGAGATGAGAAGATTGGAAGCATCATTAAAGGAAGCAGAGCAGAAGGTAAGAAGTTGCGAGAACGCTTTCTTAGTAGTCTCCCAACATACAAGTCTCTTAAGGAACGAGTTGACAGAGCAGCTTCAAAAAATTACCTCAAAGGATTAGATGGTAGGAAGCTATACATAAGAAACAAACACTCAGCTTTGAACACACTACTTCAAGGAGCAGGTGCAATCTTAATGAAGAAAGCATTAGTCAACTTAGATAGTTTGTTAAGACTTAATACAATTGATTATAGATTTGTTGCTAACATCCACGATGAATGGCAGATAGAAGTCAAAGAATCTCAAGCAGATTTTGTTGGAGAGTTAGCAGTAAAAAGTATTATAGAAGCAGGTGAACATTTTAATCTACGCTGTCCAATGGATGGCGAATATAAAGTAGGAGGTAATTGGAGTGACACTCACTAGTGATGAATACAGAAAATATCTTCGTGATAATAGATACAGACGGATTAATAAATATAAACTTAGTAAAGGATGTATAGATTGTGGTTACAATAAACATCCAAAAGCACTTTGCTTTGACCATAAAGTAAGAGAAGATAAAACAATATTATTAGATGCTGCTAAAAGTGGAGCCAATATGAGCACTTTAGTATGTCGTATTACCCCTACTGATAAAATAAAAAATAGACAGTATATTAAAGATTTGTTTAATGAAATAAGAAAGTGTGAAGTACGTTGTCAAAACTGTCACAGTATTAAAACATGGGAAGAACGAGATTACATGCCACACGTTAGAAAAAATAAAACTATTATACAGGAGGTAGCTAATGCCAAACAAGGCGAATTTAATTTCTAAAAATAAAACAAAAACCCTTGACACATTAGTCGAAGATATATATAATAAGATAGGTGTACTTGCTGATGGTGAGCACATTGATCTAGACCCAGACAGCATTGAACAGTTTGGTGAGTCTATGAAAGAGATACTTTACAAGTGGTCTCATCCTGAACCAAGAGGTGATGCAACCTTACGTATGTCTAACATAGGTAGGAAGTCACGACAACTTTGGTTTGATATGAAGTCAGAAGGTACTCCGGAGAGGATGCCACCTTCTTTATTCATTAAGTTTTTATATGGACATTTACTTGAAGAGATAGTTATATTTCTGATCAAGCTATCTGGACATGATGTTACCGATGAACAAAAAGAAATCAAAGTATCTGGTATCAAAGGACACATGGATTGTGTTATTGATGGTGAGGTAGTAGATATCAAGACAGCTTCTGGTTATGCCTTTAAGAAGTTTAAAGATGGTACACTAGCAGAGAATGATATGTTTGGATATATGGCTCAACTTGCTGGGTATGAACAAGCACAGGGCACAGACAAAGGTGGTTTCCTTGCTCTTAATAAAGAGTCAGGTGAGTTAGCTTTGTATAGACCTGATAACTTTGACAAGCCTAATATCAAGAAGAAGATCACTGATATAAAGAAAGCTGTTAAGTTAGCAACACCACCAGAACTATGTTATAGTCCTGTTCCCGATGGTAAGTCTGGTAACATGCAGCTACCTAGAGAGTGTACTTATTGCCGACACAAGTTTGAATGCCATAAAGATTCTAACGAGGGTAAAGGTTTACGTGTATTTAAATATTCAAATGGATATAGGTACTTAACAAAGTCACCTAAAATCCCTAACGTTATAGAGGTAACAGATGCGTTCAACAAAAGCCAAACAACTTAGACGAAGAGCAGAAGACCTACTCATTGAGTGGTTAAGAACTATGGTTCCAGATGGAGAGGATACATCGAAGATTAATAGAAAGAATCTTAATGAGTTCTTGCCAGAACAGACTCACATCTTTGCTAACAACAAGTTTCTATTGAGTGCTTATAGTTTAAGGTGGTTTTACAAACAAGTAAAACGTAATCCTAATATGACACTCGGAGACTTAAATGCCTAGAAGAGTACCAAGAAAACCTAGACCTAAAAAAACTAACGTACCAAAAGGATATGATAGTACTTGGGAATATAATATACATCAAACAATTTTACAAGATTGGAAACATCACTGGGATAAGCTTGACTATGTAGTACAGCATACTTACGAGCCAGACTTTGTAAAGACTATTGATGGTAAAATAATATTACTAGAAGCAAAAGGAAGATTCTGGGATTATGCTGAATACAGTAAGTATATATGGATACGAGAATCTTTTACAGAAATGGTAGAAGATTACGAGTTAGTATTCTTATTTCAAAAACCATTTGCTCCTATGCCGGGAGCTAAGATGAGAAAGAACGGAACCAAAAGAACCCATGCTGAATGGGCTGAAACAAATAACTTCAGATGGTACAGTGAAGATACTTTACCTGATGATTGGAGAAACGATGAACTATAAATTTAATGAAGATGAATTAATACAAGAACTAAAGGCTTACATTGATGGTACATATGGTGAGCACTATGCTTCTGATAAGTACCAAGCTACTGATGTTATCATTGACTCAGGACATGGTATGGGTTTTTGTATGGGTAACATTATAAAGTATGCAAAACGTTATGGAAATAAAGATGGACATAACAGAAAAGACTTGCTAAAAATATTACATTATGGTATAATAATGCTTGATATACACGATGATAGAGATAAGTTCTTTAAAACAGGAGAGAGCAAGTGGTAGATGATAAAGTAGGTATCAAGGAATATCTTGGTATAAAGATTAATTATAGCAATGAAAAACTATTAGATAAGTTTAGCCTTGACACACTTAAGGATAGATACTTATGGGAGAATGAAACACATGCACAAGAAGCGTTTGCCAGAGCATCAGTCTTCGGAGCAACCTACAAAGGTCACACAGATTTTGAGTTGGCTCAAAGACTTTATCACTACAGTTCCTCTTGTTGGTTCATGTTTAGCACTCCTATACTTAGTAACGGGGGAACAAGTCGTGGTCTTCCTATTAGCTGTTTCCTCAATTATGTACCTGATAGCAGGGATGGTTTATCTGCTCACTATGACGAGAAT